TAGCAAGTCCTGCATTTGCAGAGCAATATGTATGGACAGTTGTAAATGGAGAATTATTACAACCTAATGTTGATTATAAATTAAGTATTGATAAAACTGTTGTAATACTAAACAATCAACTTGAAGTAAACGACACTGTAAATATTCTACACTTTGCTGCACCAGTAAGTACTTCAAAGATTGCGTGGAGACAATTCCAAGATATCTTAAACAGAAATGTGTATAAGAGAATAGATAACGGTCTTAATATTAAACTAGCAAAAGATTTAAACAACGACGATTTAAGAGTTTCTGTTGTTGATGCATCTGAGTTACCAGATCCGGATAGACGTAATAATATCCCAGGTGTTATTTTTATTGACGGTGAAAGAATAGAGTATCTTGTAAAAGATGGAAATCTATTAAGACAACTTCGTAGAGGCACAATGGGTACAGGTATTAAGGATTTTTATGCTGTAGGTACTAAAGTTCAACCTGCTGGTAGAGAAAAAAATATACCATACCGAGACAATACACATGTACAAAATTTTGTAGCTACACAAGATCAAACAGACTTTGTATTAGACTTTACACCAGTAGATCCAAGCGGTCCTGGCACTGCAATTGATACATTTGAAGTTTTTGCAGCTGGAAAACGTTTAAGAAAAACTGAGTTACAAAAATTTGTAATAGGCACAGAATTAGATTCACCAGAAGGTGATGTGACTTTAGCACAAGAGTTTGCATTAAATGGCAACACACTAGTACTTACAAGTCCAATGCCAGCAGGCAAAAAGGTTACAGTAATAAGAAAAACAGGTCAATTATGGGGTCCTCAAGGTACACCTATAAAAGATCTACAAAATGATATAGGAAATTTCTTGCGCGGAAGCATAAGTGAATTACCCGAATAAATACACTAGCAGGAGTAAACAAACTAATGATTAACGATAAAAGTGGCGTATACCTACAAGGACACATTAAGATTCATAATCCTGAATCTGGTGAAGTTTTTATAGATAAGAAAAACGCAATACATTATGAGAACATGAGTATTGCATTAGCAGAGAGTCTAGGCAATGCAGGACAAGGTCCTATTGCCGAAATGAGTTTTGGTAACGGTGGAACAAACGTTGATCCTACAGGTATTATTACATATTTGACACCAAATAGTACTGGTACTAACGCAGGATTATACAATCAGACATTTACAAAAATTATAGATGATCGTAATAAAAATAATATAGATCCTACAAGAAACAAAATTGAAACAAGACATTTAAATGGTACTAATTACACAGATATTTTAGTTACTTGTTTACTAGATTATGGAGAGCCCAACGGACAAGATGCATTTGACACTGCCACTGATCAAGATGCACTTTACGTCTTTGACGAATTGGGATTAAGGTCTGCTAGTTCTACAGGAAATTTAGGCGAAGGTAGATTGTTAACTCATGTTGTTTTTCATCCTGTACAAAAGTCATTAAACAGACTTATACAAATTGACTACACTGTTAGAGTACAAAGTCTAAGTGGAGGTAATTCGTAATGCCATATACAATTAGATTTACTGATAATATTAATAAAGGTGAACTTATTGTTGAAGATAGAGAAATCAATTCAGATACAAGTTTACGATTTCCTGGCAGACAAAGTACAAGCTATGGACAAGACATTGCTGAAAACTTTTTGCATTTATTAGAAAATTTTGCAGACAACAATCCTCCTGCAAATGCAGTAGAAGGACAAATGTGGTATGATAATACTACAGGAGTAGACCAACTTAAAGTTTATGATGGCACGAATTGGGTTGCCAGCGGCGGATTAAAGAAGGGCGACACAAGACCAGAAATTACAACTAGTGTAAAAGGAGATTTGTGGGTTGATACAGATAACCAACAACTATATCTAAATAATGGCGGTGCTTGGATACTTGTAGGTCCGGAGTTTAGTCAAGGACTTGCAACTGGTGTTAGAGCAGAACAAATTTTAGGTACTGACGATAGAACATATACTATTTTACGTATTGATGTAGCAAATGAAGCAGTAGCAATTGTAACCCAGCAAGGATTTACACCAAAAGTTACAATTAGAGGATTTACTAAATTATTACCCGGTTATAATTTAAGCACTCGCAACTTTGAAAACGGTGTTGCAAAATATAACGGTGTTTCTGAAACAGCTGAAAATCTTGTAGTAGGTAATACTAATGTTCCTGCTGCAAACTTTCTTAGATCTGATGTAAACAGTACTTCAGTTGGTGTACTAAGAGTAAAAAATAATACCGGTGTTATAGTTGGAGCAAATGGACAGTTAAGTTTAGGTGCTACAGGTGAAAGGGCATTATTACGTAATACTTTTGCAAACTCTAGTTTTGATATACAAGTTAAAGATGTATCTGGAACTGGATTTAGCACAGCAATAAGAGCAAAAAGTGATTTAACAGTAGGAATTGCTACTGAAGACCCTCAAGCAACTTTACATGTTGCTGGTAATACTAAGATTGATTCTAACACTATAATAGATAGTACTGATCAAGCCGATACTCAGTTTAATGATGATTATACATCCGGCGCTCTATCAGTTGCAGGCGGAACAGCTATTGCAGGAAATTTAAAAGTAGCCGGCGATGTTACACTCGCAAGTAATTTAGCAATTAATGGAAATATTTCAGTAAACCCAGATTTAAGAGCAGAGCAATTACCTAATATAACTGGGTTTAACAAAATAGAAGCAAACAAATTTGAAGGAACTTTTGAAGGAACCTTTAACGGAAGTGTAGACGGTGCATCTAGTCAAGCATCAAGACTAACTAGTAAAACACAATTTAAAATGCAAGGCGATGTAAGTTCTGATCCATTCTTCTTTGATGGCGCTGATCAATTACAAAAAACTTTTAATACAACTATATCACCAGGCTTTGTTCAAGATAAAGTACAAGTTGACACAGTTAATGCAAGTGACGAAGTATTAATTAATAGAGTTGTCGGCGACACCGGACTTTTTAGAATAACTCAAGCTAACTTTGTTGCATCTGTTCCTAAAAATCCAGTAGGAATGATTGTACCATTTGCAGGAATTACACCACCTCCGGGTTGGTTGCTATGTGACGGTACAGAAGTACAAATTCAAGTATACCAAGCACTATTTGAAGTAGTACAGTATGCGTTTAAAGACGCTAGCCTACTAACTAATTCACTTGCAACACACTTTGCACTACCTGATTTTAGAGGAAGATTTTTACTAGGTGCAGATAACATGGGAGGAACAGCCAGTGGTGCTGTGTCAAATCTTAATGCAACATTTGTAGGTGGTATTTCAGGTTCTGAAAATAAAACTATTAAGAAGCAAAACTTACCTGATCACGATCACGATTTAACATCACCAGGCGGCATACAACACTATGCAATTGTAGATGATTTACCTGCAACAGAAGATGCACAAAACAATGTTGTCGAATTAAGTATTCCAACAGGAACAACTAACGTAAGTGGTATACCGACATCAGGACAAATTAGAGGGGGCGGCGTTGATGGTACTGATGCATACAACACTGTAGACGGAGAACTTGTGGGTTCTAACTTAGATATTATGCCTCCCTACGCAACTATTAATTATATAATATTTGCAGACAAATAAGGAAAACTAAATGGCATACCAGTTAAACAAAACAGACGGCACATTACTTGTAGACTTAATAGACGGAGTAATTGATACTGCAACTACAGATTTAAGTTTAGTAGGTAGAAACTACAAAGGGTACGGTGAAGCGTTTAATGAAAATTTTGTAAAGCTACTTGAAAACTTTTCAAATCCTAACGAACCTATTAGTCCTATGCGAGGGCAAATTTGGTATGATACTAGCGAAAACAAACTTAAAGTTTTTGATGGAGAAAGTTTTCAAAGTGCAGCAGGTAGTTATATAACAGAAATACAACCAGCAGGCGCAGTAGTTGGCGATACATGGTACGATACTGCAAAAAGTCAATTCTACTTATATACTGGTTTAGAATGGATATTAATTGGACCACAATATAATAGAAATCAAGGCCAAAGTGGAGTATTTGCAGAGACTGTTTTTGATACAGGATTAAGAGGTCGTACTGTTTTAAAGTTATATGTAAAAGATGCTTTACAAGCAGTAATAAGCGGTGGCGAAGATTTTAATCCTAATCCTCTACCTGGTAATATTATTGATGCGCTAGTTACAGACGATAACCCAGCAGGCACAATTAAGCGAGGAGTAAACATTATTCCGAGTAGTAGTGGAGTTATTGATGAATTTAAATTTAGAGGAACAGCTACTAATGCAGAAAATCTTGTAAGTGAAGTAGGTGAAACTATTCCTGAAGTTAGACTTCTTAAAAATGACGAAGATGGTGTTATAATAGGTAGTCTAGCACTACAGTCAGCCGCAGGGTTAACAGTAGGTGTAAATGGCGAAACAGTGCATGTTATTCAAAATGGTTATACTATACGTAATACACAAGCTGGTCAAGATTTTAACATTGTTGTTAACTCCAGCGGCGGAAATTTAACTTCTTTAAGTCAATCTAATGCACTTTCAATAAAAGCAAATACTCAACGTGTTGGTATATTTAATAGCAATCCTTCATACAATTTAGATGTAACAGGTAATGTAAGAATTACAGGTAATCTAAATGTAGAAGGTGATAGTTTTGTTACTGAAGCTGAGACAATACAAATAGCAGATAAAAATTTAGAATTAGGTGTAGTAGACACCCCTACTGATCTTACAGCAGACGGTGGCGGAATAATACTTAAAGGTACAACAGACAAATTATTACAGTGGGTTGACACAACAAACAGTTGGACATCTAGTGAACATATAAATTTAGCTGATACAAAGGCTTATAAAATAAACAATGTTGACATACTTACACAAACAAGTTTAGCAACTAGTGTAATAAACAGTAATTTACAAAATTTAGGTACACTTACACAGTTAAATGTTGACACTACAAGAATTGATGGCAGTACTTTATCAAGAACTAGTGGCACAGGATTTACAATTAATGTAGGAGCAGGCGATATTGCTGTATCTAACAGTAAAATAACTGGACTTGCTAATCCAACAAATGCAGCAGATGCAACAACAAAGACATATGTAGATACAGCAAATCTTACACAACGAATTGTTTTTGCATATGATACTACTGGCTATGGATCAACAACAAATGATCAACTAATATTACTTTTAGCTGAACTTTATCCACCAAGTCAAAGTGTAAATAGCAAAGAGGCAAGAATTGCTTGCACGTTTTACGGAACACAAACTAGTAATCCTATAAATGTTGCAGGATCGACTACGGTAACAACCGTAGAAGTAGAACCAGTTGGCGGCGCAGGATCTCCTGTGACGGTAGTGCAAGGCATAACATTGCCTACAGCATTAACAACCTCTGTAACACTAACTGTTACAAGAGAAACAAGAGCATTTATAGTAGATAACGGAGCATGGATTGTTGATGCAAGTCCGAGCCCATAACGAATAAATACAACAGTAAACATATTAGGGGAAGCACGAAATGGCTTATCAAATTGATAGATTTAATAGAACACCGTTAACTACGGTAGAGGACGGTACTCTAGACGAAACAACAGATATCAAATTTGTTGGTAAAAATTATGCAGGCTACGGCGAAATACACAATGAAAACTTTTTGTTTTTGTTAGAAAATTTTGCTGGAGCTAACGAACCGCCAAAGCCTATAAGCGGACAGGTATGGTATGATAGTTCTTCAGACAAAATGAAGTTTAGAGATAGTAATAGTAGCTGGCGAACAATAGGTGGATCAGAAACAAGTCCTACACAACCGGTAGGATTAGCAACTGGTGATTTTTGGTGGGACACAGGAAACGATCAGTTATATGTTTACAACGGAACCGAATTTATTTTAGTTGGCCCACAAGGCGCAGGCGACAATGTAACTCAAATGGTTAGTAAGACTATTCTAGATACTATCGATGTTGCAAGACCTGTTATAATTTCAACAGTTAACAATATTGCAATTTCTGTTTATTCCCCTACAGAATTTACAATTAAAAATGTTGCTGGTAATACAATCGAAGGCTTTGGAAAAATATATCAAGGCGTTACACTCCGTGATACAGATAATGATACTGGAGAAACGTCAACAGCATATAGATTCCACGGAACAGCAACAGACGCAGATAGGTTACAAGGATTAGATGCAAATTCATTCATAAGAAGTGGAAATCCTAGTTTTGATCAACAAATTATAGCACCAGCTGCTGGGTTAATTGCAGACGGCGTGTTTAGTTTTTATGTAGAAGCTGGATCAGGCGGCGCTCAAGACTTTGGCGTAATTAAAAACGCCAGTGGACCAAGCAATAGTATAAAATTTATTACAAAAAATGCTAGCTCTAATGAAACGCATATGGCATCTTTTACTTCTAATGGATTAATGCCATCTAGTACAGGAACATTTGACTTAGGCTCAACCAATTTAAAATGGAATCAAATTCATGCAGACGAACTTAAAGGTACAGCTGATAAGGCATTAGAATTGCGTGTAGGCACTACTGGTAGTCAATTTACTTATGCTACTGACTCAAGTACATCAAGTACTGTAGCTGTTAGAACATCTGACAACCGTATATTAGCAGACGTGTTTGAAGGTGTAGCAACAAGTGCAAGATTTGCTGACTTAGCAGAAAAATATACAACAGATAAAGATCATCCTGTAGGAACTGTTATGTGTGTAGCTGCTGATCCAAGTTTTGAAATTACTAATTGTATGCTAGACAGTTTTCCAGTAGGAGTTATATCAGAAAAACCAGCATACTTAATGAATAGTGAAAGTGCAGGACAAGCAATAGCATTAGAAGGACGAGTTCCAGTAAGAATTATTGGCGAAGTTAAGAAAGGCCAAGTAGTTTATGTTGATGCTGACGGAACTGCAAGTACAAGGTATAACGGTAATCCAAGAATAGGTGTTGCTTTAGAAAGTAACTTAGATACTAACGAAAAATTGGTTGAGTGTATCCTTAAACTTTAATATATACCATCCTGCAAGCTGATAAATACTAATAATTAAAGCAGGATTATGAGGATACAACATGGCAATAGTAATTAACGATATTATCGATGCAGACGACTACAATAGTATTAGAAATAAAATTGTAAAAGTTCTCAACGACGACGGCGTTGATCAAAAGATTGGTTACGGCCGAGCTATATCAAGTGTTGCTAAATCCGCTGGTGATATAATAAGTGCATCTGATATGACTGCACTATTTACAGATTTAGAAAAAATTAGAAATCATCATACTGGTTTTGCAACTAATAATGAAAGTTTTTCTTGGGGCTACTCTGACGGATTAAATGCACCAGACTCTGCAGAGATTGTAGGTGTATTTGCAGCTGACGTAGGACCAACAGATAGCCAAGATGCAACAGCTGACACTGACGAAGGATTTATAGACTTTGATGGTGTAGCTAGTAATGCAGTTACTTTTGCAGGTAATTTTCCAACTAGTTTTCCAGGAGCAGGTAGTTTTAGTGTAGATGATTTAGTAAGTGACGTAAGAACAACGTCATGGAACGGAACTATATCTCATCAAGTTACTATTCGGTGGAGTAGTGCAGATCAAAGAAGATATTTTTTTAATGCTGGCGGCAGAATTAGATTTGCTGCAAGTTTAACAGGCGGCAATAGTGTTGCTGGCGATCAAACAGCTACATACCCATCTAGCCCTGAATACCAAAAAGACGAAATTTGGCAAACAATGCTAAATGTTATGGAAACAATAGATTTTGGTAGAGATAGAACAACACAACCTGGCACTGCATCGGGATCACCGGCAGCAGCAATTGGCAATTATCAACTCACTAACAGCGATCAAGTTATTTTTACAAAAGACGGTAGTGGAGTATACAGTGAAAACCAATTTAAAATCGAAGCAAGAAATGTTGATACTAGAAGTGTAAGATTTACAATATCTTATATTGATGCAGATATTGGTGATGATAGAATTGCAGACGCATATAACTATAGAGTTGACGAAAATGTAACAGGTACTATTACTAGTGTAATTAAAAGTGTTACTCCCAGCAGTTTTTTAGGTATTGCAGCGCCTGCTTTTGTAGCAGACACTACTTTAGAAGGAAGTACACCTTCAACAAGTTATTCTTTAGCTGCTAGTGAAACTGAAGTTAACGAAGGCGGCTCTTTCGACGTTACGCTTACTACTACAGGATTATCAAATGGTACTCAAGTGCCATATACTATTACAGGAATTGATACAAACGACATCGGCGGTACTGCACTTACAGGTAATTTCCAAATTAACGGCAACAGTGCTACTTTAACAATAAATGTTTCAGAAGATTTTACAAATGATGGCGGAGACGAGACATTCTCGCTTACACTAGACAACGGTTTAGGCGGCACAGCAGAAGTAATTATACATGACACAAGCCTTGCAACGTCCTTTGGCGGCTGGCCAGCAGGGGTACCACAAACAAATTGGGGTACTAAATCTCATACTGTATCTAATACAGGCGGAAGTGCAAGTGTAACAGCTGATTTTACAGTTACTAATACTGGAAACGGTGTAGTTACAGTGGCATCTAGAACTTTTGATGGCGCAACAGCTTCTCCTACAACGTACACAGGACAAGTAACATATAGTAACACTGTTGGCACTGTAACTGTAGAAGCTAGATATAATGCTAGTACTCAAAACTCCAGCGGCGGTGGAACAAATCCAAGTGGCACATATACTTCTGGCACATACTATTCAATTGCAGTAGGAGACTCGTTAACATTTACATGGACTGCTTCTGATTCAACTGCTAGTACTACTACCTCGTCGTCATCGATGGCAGCAGGAGTAAATTTTGAAATAAGAATTTCAGATGATAACAGTACTATAACACGCCAATCTGCAACTGGATTATTTGTAGATTTAGACGCATTTTATTCAGAAACTGCACAAAATATTAATTCACCATTTATGGCTACAGTTGAGCCTGTTGCTATACAATTAGACGGGGATGAACGTATAGGATTTAAACTGTTATCAAACGGTGAAACAGAAAGATACGAAGTAATTTATTCATCACCTGATTACGTACTAACTCCGCAAACAGCTTCAGTTATAGATTGGTTACCAGCATCACTACAAGGAACTGGAAATGGTGCTAATTATGAATGGAACGTTACAAAGGTTTCAGAAAGCAACAGTACTTTAGCTATGATATATGACGGTCCAGCAACTAGAGTACCGGCAACTGGTGATACTTATAATGCAAGCACTAATTATTGGGAAGTAGTTCAAGACTTTTTTGGCACGTATGCAGATGTAAACTTAGTAGTTAACGGCACAGAAATCTTTACCCAAAGATATCAACCTGCCGCAAACGCACAGACTAGAACATCTATATTCGTTAATGGAAAAACGTATTATAGAGGCGGTAGTCAAACAGGTTATAGCTATACACAACGTTGGGGATATTATTACGAAACATCAGAAGCCAGTTTTGGTACGTGGTATAATGGCGCTAATGCACTTACAGTGTATTCACAAGGAACTGACATTCCTGAAAACGGCACTGCACAGGTTAACTTAAAAATACGCAAAGTTGGCGCTGGAACAGCATATGATGTAAATCAAAGTGTTAATATAAATGCAGATCTAACAGATGCAACAGCAACAGTTTCATTACCTACAATGTACGGCACTGCTGACTCTAATGGATTATCTGGTAGTTGTAGCGTGAGCTTAAATTGGACGCCAACTACTGTTGATGTTAGTGCGTTTGGTAATCCAGGAAATGACAGTCCTCCTGGCACATGGTTAGCCGCAGGATCAGCAAGTGATTACCAAGTAAAATATGACTACGTTGACGGAACTACAGGCAATGGCTCTATCTCAGGACCTGGCACGGGATGGCTAACCGCTAATAGTAATTACACATGGCGTGTTTCAGACAGTGGGTCAGATCCTGATGCGTCAACTATGAGTGGAACATTATATGTTAGGAGAACATCAGATAATGTTATAGTCGCTTCAGAATCGGTTTCGATGAATGCAAACAATAACCCGTAAATATAGGAAAAACAAATGGCAGCAACTGTAGGACAAACAATCACATCTAGTACTTTTAATGCAATTAGAAGTAAAATAAACCGTATACTTGGTAGTGGTGATAGTGGTACTAGAGGTTATGGTGTAGCACTTACTAGTTCGTCTAAAGTTGATAACGATCTAATTGAAGCTTCTGACATGACAGCATTGTATAACGATTTAGTAAAAGCAAGAAAACACCAAGTTGGCTTACCGATTACATGGAATTTAGCAACAGACGGGTTAAATGCACCCGACGCTGGCGAACTTGTTGGGCAACATGCAGCTGACATAGGTTCAATTTCTAGTATTGATGCTACTAATGATGTATCTGAAGGATTTTTAGATTTTGAGAATGCAGCAGCAGATATTGAAAACGATAGATTTTTAGTAGGTCCGGGTCAAAGTGAATTAACTACATTAACTGAATCAAATAGAATTACACCATGGAATGGAGAACTTACATTTGGATTTACACTTACGTGGATTAATTCTGAAGAAAGACGTTTTTGGTTTAATTCAGGCGGCTATATTACTATAAGTTCTAGACTTTCTGGAGGTACAAGTGTTAGCGGCGATCAAACAAATACTCCTCCTGGTACTAAAGATGAAATATGGCAGACTATGCTAAACACAATGGGAACTTATAAGATAAGTGTATCGGGTAGCAACGCTGTCGCAGGCAGCGGAACAGTTAATGCAAATGTTAGCGGAATATATTCTAACACATCAACAAGCACTGACTGGAGTGAATATACTGATAGTAATAGATTAACAGTATTTTCAAAGTTAGGAAGCGGAGTATACAGCGAAAACGAATTTAAAATTGAAGCATGGCAAACAGCAAGTAATTCAATTAGATTTTTATTGAAATATACTGACAATGATATAGGTGACGATACAACACCAAGTGACGGATATGACAATGCAGTAGATGAAAATGTAACTGGTACTATTACAGCAACAGTAAGTGCTCACACAGCAACAGTGATAGGAAAAGAAGACCCAACAATCACTATTAATGACGCCTTTTAGACTTGACAAATCCCTAGTTTTATTGTATAATTATAAAACTTAAGGAGTGTCTAATGGATGAAAAGTTACAAAACGCATTAGAGATTAGTAATCTAATGCTTACGCATCAAACACAAAAAAATAACCTAAAAGAAAAATTTTATTCTAGTATAGATGTCTATTATAATGGTGCTAAGTTTTTAGCAACACCGCATTTAATATCTTTCTGCACTTCGTTACTATATTTAGAGCAAACGTCTACTATACTAATAGATGAAAATGACTTACCTTGTAGAATTAATGATCTTAAAGAATTTACAAATGAATTAGTCAGTACATATGCTACTGCAACAAACAAATTTTTAAATGACTACAACGATATAAAAGTTAAACGATCTATACTGGACATTATTAATGACTAAAGGATGTCTGTTATTTGCATTTAACAATGGATTATTTGATTACGTTATGCAAGCAGACTATCTTGCAGGCCGTATTAAAGATCACTTGGGTGTACCTACAAGCATAGTAACTGGCGATATAGAATACGCAAAAACTTTTAGTAATTTTGATCAAGTTATTCTACATAAACATAGTAGTAATAATACAAGAAAATTTCATTCTGGTTCTTTTTATAATAAAACAGCAGCATTTAAAAATGATGCTAGAGTCCTAGCATACGACCTATCACCGTATGATAAAACAATAGTATTAGATACTGATTACATTGTTTCTAATGATACATTTAAAAATTGCTTTGAAGTAGAAGATGACTTTCTTATATATAAGGATGCAACTAATCTAAACATCCAAACACCTGCTACGCAAGAGTTTACAAAGATTAGTGATACTGGTATAGATTTTTATTGGGCTACATGTGTTTACTTTACTAAAACTACACAAAACAAAATATTTTTTGAGTTGCTAAAACATATTCAACAAAATTGGCTACATTATAAATCAGTCTATAGATTAAACTATCCTACATATAGAAATGATTTTGCATTTAGTATTGCAATTCATATAATGAATGGATTTACTACTGGATCATTTGCAAAGCAAATGCCAGGAAAGAAATATTACATTACTGACAGAGATTTTTGTCACGCTATTAACGATAATAGTATTACACTACTTTTAGAAAAATATAAATCTTCCGGAGAATACTATATATCTAAGACACAAGGACTTAATGTACATGTAATGAATAAATTTAGTTTGGGAGAGATTCTTAATGAATTTTACAATGTTAGCCCAAAATAGCAAAGAAGTAGATTATGTAAAACAAGCATGTGTTTCTGCGATGAGTATACGACACACTAATCCTAATAGCAAAATATGTTTGATTACAAACGATATTGTACCTGACAAATACAAAGATCTTTTTACGCATATAGTAGATATACCGTGGGGCGATGCAGCTCTTAAATATGATTGGAAAATACACAATAGATTTAAAATTATACACGCATGTCCGTTTGAAGATACAGTAGTTATTGATACAGATATGCTAGTATTAAACGATCTATCTAATTGGGACGACTATTTTGCAAAATATAAGTTTTGGATATGTAACAACGTTAAAACTTATCGAGATGAAATTGTTACAAGTAATTTTTATAGAAAAAAATTAAATAAATTTAATTTGCCTAACGTGTACTACGGGCTACATTATTTTAAGAAGTCCGATATTGCACATGACTTTT